GCGAGGGGAAGGAGTGAAAAAGATGGTTAAGCTAATTCTATACACAGCGGGTTTTGCTGCTTGTATGCCCTTGGCCAACTACTTGATCAGCAATGTTGGCACAACCTGTGTTCCTGATGGTCCGTGCTTAATCCCAGTTGCACCCGGACTTGATGCGCCGAGTGGTGTGCTGGCTATAGGAGTTGCCTTGGTCCTGCGCGATCTCGTGCATCGAACAGGTGGTTTGTTGTGGGCATTCGGCGCAATTGCCTTGGGGGCCATTCTGAGTTGGATGGTGGCTGATCCATATTTGGTCTTGGCGTCAGTTGTCGCGTTTGTCGTGTCGGAACTGCTAGATACGGGCATCTATCACCCTCTTCAAAAAAACAAACTGTATTTGGCTGTTTTGGCAAGCTCGCTTGTGGGGGCAATTGCTGATAGCGCTTTATTTCTTTTCATTGCGTTTGGTTCAGTGGCGTTTATAGAGGGGCAAGTTGTTGGGAAGCTATGGGCGGCAATCATCGCACTGCCCGTGATAGCCTTTATGCGGTATCGCGCTCGATGCTTTCAGCGGCTTTCGCCATGATCCACTATCACGGAACGCCATTTACGCCGAAACTTGAGAGGCAAAAGATGGCCGGAAAGCATATGTGCGTCAGTTTTGCCGATCATCGAGACGATGATTGGTCATTGACACATGCGCAATCGGTTATGCACGACAATGGCGCTTTCTCATTTTACACAAAGCAAAAACATACTGATTGGGACGGTTATTATCAGTGGCTCGAACCCCGTCTAGGTCATCCGCATTGGGCTGTGGTCCCGGATGTGATTGGCGGCAGTGTTGAGCAAAACTTAGGGCTAATAAAACAATGGCCACATCGCAAAGACCTAGCGGGTGTCGTGTGGCACGTTGATGAACCAGTCGAGCATTTGTTGAGTTTAACTGAAGGCGGGTGGGGAAAGGTTTGTTTTGGGTCCAGTGGTCAATACTGGCAAGTGTTAAGTGAAAATTGGTGTCGGCGTATGGATTTGGTTTTTAACGTCCTTGCTAAAAATGGGCCGATACCTTGGGTGCATATGTTGCGTGGCTTAGACACCAAGGGCGAGCATTGGCCTTTTGCGAGCGCCGATAGCGTGAACGTGGCTATCAATTACGCGCAGATGCAAGTTTGCCCGGAACGAATGGCTCGAAAAATTGACGCAATCCAAACTCCGGTGCATTGGAATCTAAGGCTAACGCAAAATGATTTATTCGCTACCGGCGGCAGCTTATGAGTGACACGGCTGACCTCAACCTCGATTTCTCCACAGCCCCCACCATCTGGAAGTTTCTTAATTCGGATAAATTTGTGCGCGGGTTGATGGGGCCGGTGGGAAGTGGCAAGAGTTACGCCTGTGCCGCCGAGATCATGCTGAGAGCGGTCAAACAGAAACCATCTCCCCGTGACGGCATCCGCTACTCCAGGTTTGTCGTGGTGCGGAACTCCTACCCGATGCTCAGAACCACCACCCTCAAAACATGGATGGAGATATTTCCGGAGAACATCTGGGGTAGGGCGCATTGGTCGCCGCCCATCACCCATCACATCAAACTGCCCAGCCGCGACGGCGCCCACGGCGTCGATTGCGAGGTGATTTTTCTCGCGTTGGACCAGCCAAAGGATGTGCGTAAATTACTTTCGTTGGAATTGACCGGCGCCTGGATCAATGAGTGCCGTGAGTTGCCTAAAGCCATTGTGGACGGCTTAACCCACCGCGTTGGAAGATACCCGACAAAGGCCGATGGCGGTCCCACATGGCGCGGTATCTGGATGGATACCAACCCCTGTGACTCGGATCACTGGTACTGGCGGCTGGCAGAGGGCAAGGAGGCGCCGCTTGGCACCTATGCCTGGGATTTCCACCGCCAACCGTCCGGTGTGCTTGAGGTGCCGGAGACGGATTTACCCGAAAACGCCGAGTTCAATGGGTTTGTGATGTCGGCTGGTAAATGGTGGATGGCAAATCCTTCCGCCGAAAACGTCAAGAACCTGCCGCCTGGGTATTATGATCAGCTCGTCGGCGGGAAGAATCTGGACTGGATACGCTGCTATGCAAAGGGGGAATATACCTACGTTGTCGAGGGCAAGCCGATCACGCCTGAGTATGACGACGAGGCGATGACGGAGGAAACGCTTGAGTACGATCCAACGCTTCCCCTGCAAATCGGCCTTGATTTCGGACTGACACCCGCCGCTGTTTTTGGCCAACGGACGGTCAGCGGCCAATGGCGGATAATCCATGAACTCGTCACGTTTGACATGGGGCTGGAGAATTTCGGCACCAAACTGAAGGCGGAAATAGAAACCCTGTTCCATAAAGCGGAGGTGATGATTTGGGGCGATCCGGCGGGCCAGCAGCGCGACCAGATTTACGAAACCACCTCGTTTGCTTACCTCCAATCCATTGGCTTGTTGGCGCGTCCCACGGCGACGAATGATTGGAAAACGCGGCGTGAGGCAATGGCAGCGCCCATGATCCGCTTCATCGATAAGAAGCCCGGATTGCTGGTTAGTCGCAAATGCGCCCGTATCCGTAAGGCGCTGGCCGGGGGCTACCACTTCTCCCGTGTTGCCATCGGCGCCGGTCAAGAGCGCTTCAAGGATGTTCCCAACAAGAACGAACACAGCCACGTTGGAGACGCCTATGGCTACCTCGTTCTAGGCGGTGGCGAACACAAGCGGATGACCCGACGCCCCATGACATGGCGGCAAATTCCACAGGCGAAAATAGATTTCGATATTTACGATGCTTGACGATATCACCGCACTCAATCGCTACATGAAACTCGATGAATCGCGGAAACTTGTCGAGTTTCATCCCGGCCTTCTCAAGCTGATGACCCTGCGTAAATGGGATCAAGTGTTTCCCGACAATATACCCAATTACGAGGAGTTGACGAAATCCTATCATAACATCGGATATGCTTGGTGCGGGGTTGCAGATGGCAAACCCGTGTGCGCTTTCGGCATTGTTCCCCTGTGGCGCGGTGTCGGTGAAGTGTGGATGGTCACGGATGTTGAGTTACCGCTGTATGGCCGCACCTTCCACCGCGTCGCAAAGGAAATGTTTGATATTTATATTGGCGAGTTATTGATGAATCGCCTGCAATGCACGGTTCATTCACGAAACTTTCAGGCTATACGGTGGATCAAGAAGATGCGATTTTTAGAGGAGGGTTTGTTGCAAAAATACGGCCCTGATGGTGAAGATTTTTACATATTTGCGAGGTTAAGGGATGGGTGGGATTCTGAGTTCCCCAAAGCCACCGCCACCGCCCCCAGGGCCAGACCCGGAAGTTCTGCGGATGCAGAAGGAGCAAGAACAGCGCATTGAGGCAAAGGAGCGGGAAGACGCGAAGGCGCTTGCTGCCCGACGCCGCGCTCGTCGCCAAGGTGGAAAACGCAGCCTCCTCTCCGTTGATCCGCTCCTGGATACGCAAAGCGCCTATCTCGGCGTTCCTGAGCAGACGGAACTCGGTGATGTGACGTTCAAGCAAAAAACGGGGTCCAGTTAATGAGCGGCGGCGCTGGCCCAGGCGCGGGAGGAACGGGAGGTCAGACCGGCCCAGTTGGGGGATATAGCCCTCCACCTGTTCGCCCAAGACGCGCTTATTTACAGCCAGCCCCCGTTGCAGCGCCCAGCGAGACAGCGGCGACAGCGGCGACAGCCCCCGTGAAGAAAGACCCGTTGTTCGACAATGCCGCCATCGAAGCCGGTGAACAACGTAATCTCCGACAACGGCGGCGTCCGTTATTAGCGTCCTCGTTTACCAACGCCTCAACACTTGGCTCCTCCGGTACAATTTTTAATCGAAAAGACCATGGCACGACGTTCTAGGCGGAAGCCCTCGCAATCGGTTGAAAAGATCAAAAAGCGGTTTGATACCGCGTGGTCGGCCAAGGAAAACTGGCGCGATCTTTATGAGCAATGTTACGAATATGCTCTACCCCAGCGGAACCTGTATGACGGAAGCTGGAAATCTGGAACATCCGGCAAGCACAAGACGGGCAAGGTATTCGACAGCACGGCGGTTCACGGCGTCAATCGTTTTGCTAATCGGCTACAGTCTGGGCTGTTCCCGCCCGATAAGCATTGGATGGCGTTACAGCCAGGGACCGATATCCCGCCTGAATCCGATTCCGATGTACGGATGGGATGCCAGGAATTAACCGACAGATTTTTCACGCTTATCCGCCAGACAAATTTCGATTTGGCTCTAGGCGAGTTCCTGATGGACCTCTCTGTTGGCACCGGCATCATGTTGATCCAGCCGGGAACTGCACTCAAGCCGATCAACTTCCGCGCCATCCCCCAATTCCAGGTGGCGTTGGAGGAGGGGCCTGGGGGTGTGGTGGAAAACGTCTACCGGAAAATCCGCACTCCGGTTGAAAACATTAAACGTGAATGGCCCGATGCCAAACTTTCGGAAACGCTTGAGCGCCTCTTGGAAGATAAGCCGCAAGAGCTTGTTGAGCTACAGGAGAGCACGGTGGTCAACGTGCGGGACGGCGGCTTCGACTACTACATTTGCTACAAGGGCGACGGCGATGAATCGGACATGCTGGTGTACCGCTATCTGAGGACCAGCCCGTGGGTTGTTTCGCGTTACATGAAGGTGAGCGGCGAGGTTTATGGCAGAGGTCCGGTTGTGCAAGCGCTGGATGATATCAAAAGCCTCAACAAGACAGTCGAGTTGCTCTTGAAAAACGCCAGCGTCAATGTCTCGGGTGTCTACACGGCGGTTGATGACGGGGTGCTGAACCCTCAGACGATCCGCATTGCCCCTGGTGCCGTTATACCTGTTGCCAGGAACTCCGGCCCTCAAGGCGCGTCTCTCCAACCCCTGCCTCGTGCCGGTGATCTACAATTGACGCAGATTGTCTTGCAAGATTTACGGATGAACATCAAGCGCATCCTTCTCGATGATAGCCTCCCGCCGGATAACATGAGCGCTCGCAGCGCTACCGAGATTGTCGAGAGGATGCGCGAACTAGCTACCAATCTCGGCTCTGCATTCGGGCGTCTCATCACCGAAACGATGGTCCCGATAGTGGTGCGGTCAATGGCAGTCATGGAGGAAGCGCGGATTATTCCCAAGCTACCGCTATCGATCAATGGCCAGGAGATTAAGGTTGTCCCGGTTTCGCCCCTGGCCCAAGCGCAGAACATGGACGATGTTCAAGATGTGATGCAGTGGATGAGCATTGCCACGCAGATGGGACCGACAGGGATGGCCACGGTTAAGATGGACGCTATCTCGGATTGGGTAGCAGATAGGCTGGGCGTCCCGATGCAGTTGCGAACAACGGAGGAGGAGAGGATGGAGATGGAGCAGATGGCGCAACAGATGATGCAGCAACAACAAATGGCGCAGCAGCCACCTCCTGAAGCGGCGGCGGCGCCCTGATGGCGGATATAATCGACATTAGCGCTCCCGGTTGGGAGGGCGTCAATGCCGAGCAGCCTTTGCCACCACCTCAAAGCGCTACCGAGCAAGGGGCGTTGGACCGCGCCCTCGCGCATATCTTTGATGGCCCGGATGGCGAGCGGGTCTTGGAATGGCTGACGAGTGCGTATCTGATGCAACCCTGTTGGGCGCCCGGATATGACACCGATTTCGGTTTTTACAGGGAAGGGCAAAATACTTTAATTCGTGAAATGTTGATGAGGGCCAATAGAGCGAGGGGGGCGTGATGGCTGAGACAGAGACAGTACAGGCACAAACAACAGACGCCGCGCCGGAGGAAGGGCTACTGTCCGATGCGCCGAGTGTATCACCGGAAGACGCGGCGCCAGCGGAGAATGCACCGGAACCGGCCCATACAGACCCAGCTACCGGAGATGAAAAGCCCGATTGGCTGGCGGATCGTTTTTGGGATGCCGAGAAGGGCGCTGATTTCGAGGGATTGGCGAAAAGCCAGACCGAGCTTTACAAAAAACTCCGCAATGGGCGCCACATCGTCCCGGAAGACGGTGCCTATGATTTGAAATTTCTGGATAACAAGGTGGCGGAAGACGATGAGCTTCTCGGCTCCTTCAAGAAGGTCGCCGCCGAGCGGGGGCTGACACAGGACGATTTTGAATCCATTGTCAGCCTTGTTGCCAGTAACCGGCCAGAGGATACCGCCCAAGAGGCAGAGTTTGATCGACAGGCAGAACTCGAAAAACTCGGCCCTGATGGACAGGCGGTAATCAACGGTCACGTTAAATGGGCGCAAGAGATGGTGCGTGAAGGGGCATGGACGGGTGACGATTTCGAGGAGTTCAAAGTCTGGGGCGGAACCGCAAACGGCATACGCGCCTTGACCCGATTGCGGCAATATTATGGCGAGAAAACCATTCCGATTCAGGCCGCGCCCGACACCTCGGATGTGGTCACGCAATCGGAACTCGAAAGCATGATTGCCGATCCTAAATATAATACGGACGCGGGGTATCGCCAGAAGGTCTACCAGCAGCTAGAGAAAATGGACCCAAAGGCAGAAGGACACATGCCTAGTCTCGGTTAATGTTCTGTGTCCCGCGCCATTGATAAGCCCAACATCCCGCCGGAGTCCTGTGAACATATCGACAGGGTTATGGAATTGTCAGAGAGTTTGGCGGCGGAAACAGATGATGAAATATGCGCCGGGTACAACAGCATCATCAAAGAGGAGTGTGAGTTGATCCGCACCATTAACTCACAATTGCGCGTGGCCAGTAAATTCTGGCATGACCGCCACAAACGTCGGCGCTCCTGATATATCCATTTCCCATCTATAACCAAAAGACTATTGACACGCTAACAATTCCATGAAATTGTCGGCGTAACCCTACCTCGAAGTTCTTTCGAGACGGTTGGCAGCGGCGGGAGCCTACCCGCAAGCCACAGCCGGAAATCTTTTCCCCACCTGTTTGGCGAATTGATTCAACTCGAAACAGGAGCTTTGAGATGGCTGTATCTCTAAGCACAAACTTTACCAAGCTGTTCGCGGCGGAAGTGAAACAGGCATATCAGGCCGTTCAAAAGTTGAATGGTTCTTGCCGTACTCGGACTGGTGTTGTCGGTTCGACGGTTCAGTTCCCCAAGATTGGTAAGGCGAGTGCCACGGTACACATTCCCCAAACGGATGTCGTGCCACTTAACGTGACCCACTCCAACGCGGTTGCCACATTGTCCGATTATGCGGCACCGGAGTACACCTCGATTTTCGATCAGCAAAAAGTCAACTACGACGAGAGAAAAGAACTCGTCCAAGTTGTCTCCAATGCGATTGGACGGCGAGCGGATCAGATCAAACTGGATGCCTTGACGGCTTCCAGCACATCTCTGACGGTTGCCAATTCGATTGGTGGGGCAAATACCAACTTGAACTTTGCAAAAGTTCGTGAGGCCAAGCGCCTCCTCGATGGCAAGAATGTGCCAGCGGCGGATCGTTACATGGTTGTCCATGCCGACTCATTGGCGAGCCTCTTATCCGAGAGCCAAGCCACCAGCGTTGACTATGTGACCGCCAGAAATCTCATGGATGGAACCATAGATTCCTGGATGGGCTTTAAGATCATAATGATGGGTGACATGGACGAGGGCGGTCTTGCGATTGACGGTTCCTCGGATCGTTCACTTTTCGCATGGCACAAAGACGCCATCGGTTACGCAGAGGGTATCGGGATCAAAACCGAGATCAACTATGTGCCGGAGAAAGCGTCCTGGCTCACCAACTGTATGCTCTCAGCCGGTGCAATCAGCATCGATGACGAGGGCATCGTCAAATTGACTTGCAGAGAGTAGGAGCAAATAGATGGCTTATGCAGCAGCGGGTCTTCAACCCATTGGGGGGCAGAGCAAAGCTGGCAATGCGCCTCAGATTTGGTCGTATGCCACGGAAGATACGATTGCAACTTGTAATAGCGCTGCTTATTTCAACAGCGCAAGCGACTTGTTGAAAGTAAACGATGCCATTTTGATCGCATCATCCACGGGCGGCACTCCGGTGCTGACCTGGACGTATGTGAACTCAAATGCGTCGGGCGTGGTCGATATTGTCGATGGTTTGACCATCACAGCAACGGATAGCGACTAAGTTAGTCGCGTGTGACCGGGGGGCTATCCTCCTTATCTGTGCGTCCACGGCGCCTCCCGGTCACTTTACTTTGAGGTAGAGCATGGCAACCAACGACACTGATGTTTCCATTTGTTCCCATGCGTTGAACCTCCTTGGCGAGAATACGATCTCGTCCTTCTCAGACGGCTCTACACAGGCGGGTATTTGCGAAGCCCTTTATCCCGATGTCCGGGCCGTCATGCTCTCCATGTATGCCTGGTCTTTTTCCATCAAAAAGGTTGACCTAGCGCGTTCTGCAACAGCGCCAGTCAACGAATGGAGCTATGCCTACCCGATGCCGTCCGACAGCCTAACGGGTGTGCCACGGGCGGTATTTGCTTCCAGTGAGGTGGGCGCTCGCCCTGTTACCGGCGGCTGGGAAGTCTACCAGAAAGAAATCCAAACCGATTACGAAGATGTCACCATCGACTATCAAGCCATTCCGCTAGAGGCTGAGATGCCGTCCTACTTTGTGCAGCTACTTAAATACGCGATGGCTTGGCATCTAGCGGAACCTGTCACCGATCAAATTACCAAGGCCCAGCATTGGGAGCGGATTACTGTCGGCAATCCCGGCGAAGCAGGGCGGGGTGGATATTTCCGTCAAGCGGCCACCATCGACGGGCAGGGGTCCAGCACTGAAATGATAACCGATTTCCCGATTACCGATGTGAGAATGGCTGGCTGAAATGGGCCGCGTTATTAAGGTCCAAACGAATTTTGCCGTTGGGGAAATCAACCCGGAGCTAAGAGGCCGGATAGACCTGAAGCAGTATGAGAGCGCGTTGGAGCGAGCGCGTAATGTTATTTGCAAGCCACAGGGGTCCGTTGAGCGCCGTCCTGGCTTGCGTTACGTCTTCACTATTCCCTCTGCCGCCTCACCGCAATCGGGGGTGCGTCTTGCACCCTTCGCCTTCTCGACCACGCAAACCTATATGTTCCTGTTTTGCGGCACACGCGCCTACATCTTCAAGGAAGGTGTGCAGATCACAAACATAAATGGGACGGGGAATGATTATCTCGATTGCTCCTCCTCGGTTTCTGGTGTGACGGACGGCATCACCAGTGCGCGCTTGTCTAATCTCTGGTGGACGCAAAGCGCCGACACGATGCTGTTGTTCGAGGAGACCATGAAATCCTTGAAAATCGTGCGTGGCGCCAATGATGCCACCTGGACGGTTTCAGATGTTACTTTCGATTTTATTCCCAAATATGATTTCACCCCGGCCAGCAGCACACCCTCCGCGACACTGACGCCAAGCGCGGTGACGGGGAACATCACGCTTACAGCGGGGGCTAGTGTCTTCACCTCCGATCATGTGAACCAGTACATACAGTCCAACGACAATTTCGGACGGGCGAAAATCACGGGCTTCACTTCAGCCACCGTTGTCTCAGCAGTTACAGAGGTTCCGTTTTTCTCCACCAGCGCAATCGCCAGTGGCGCATGGACGCTGGAGACGGGCTATGAGGATGCCTGGTCCTCCGGTAAGGGCTGGCCGAAAACAGCGACGTTCCACGAAGGCAGATTGATTATCGGCGGCTCGAAATCCCTTCCGACCACCGTATGGGGGTCACGGGTTGGTCTGTTCTTCAACTTCGATGCAGGGCAGTCCCTTGATGATGAGGCACTGGAAGCGACGATTGATACGAACCAAGTCAACGCCGTGGTGGGTATCTTTTCTGGCCGAGATTTACAGGTCTTCACCACCGGGACAGAATTTGTGGTTCCGCAAATAGATGGTGAACCGCTCACGCCGACTTCATTTATTTTCAAACCTTCCACCACACGCGGAACGAAGGAAGGAACGATGCCGGTCAGCACGGAGGGCGGGACTCTGCACCTCCAACGCGGCGGCAAGGCAATCCGCGAATTTCTGTTTCTTGATGTGGAGGGTTCCTATGTTTCAAACGATATTTCGCTTCTTTCATCACACCTTTTACAAACGCCCACGCGCATGGCTTTGCGGCGTGGCACGAATGTGGATGAGGGCGATCTCCTTTTTCTGGTGAACTCCGGCGATGGCTCAATGGCCGCGTTTTCGATACTACGTTCCCAGAATGTTATCGCACCCAGCCTGTTGACCACGGACGGACTGTTCCAAGATGTCAATGTCGAGGACGCCGATGCCCCACTGACTTATGCAATCGTCAAGCGCACGGTGCCTGATGAGGCGACATGCACGATCACAGTCAGCGATTACGCCAATATTGCAACAGGCAGCACCATCATCCTCACAAAACAAGACGGTGACACGGTGACGTTCACCAGCGCCGGTAGCAGCGGGACGGACCAGTGGGTAAGCGAAACATCCAACAATCAAACCGCAACCAATCTGGCGGCGGCGATTAACGGAAACGCGAATTTCTCTGCGTCGGCTTCTTCTGCCGTGGTCACGGTGACACGCGCAACGATAGGCCGCGATAACCTTACGGTGACGAGCAGCGATACCACGCGGCTCACATCAACGAACTTTACCAATACAGCGGTCTACTACGTTGAAATCTTTGATAGCAACTATACCACCGATGCCGCGAAGCAGTTTACGGCGGCGGCAAGCGATTTGCCGGGAAGCACGACTGTCAACAGCGGGATCAATCACCTGGAAGACTTCGAGGTCAAGGTGATTGCCGATGACAATATGTTGACCAGCGCCACTGTTGCATCGAATGCAATTGTTACTGACCGCACCGCAACCACTTATTTAGAGATTGGTCTGGAATTTCCCAGCTTCACCGATTTACTTGCCGACAGCGCGACGAAAACGACGCCACTGGTTCGCACGATGCCGGTGGAAACGCGCTTACCGTCCGGTCCCGTGACGGGCAATAAGAAGCGGATCGTCCAGGCAAGTGTGATTATGGACAACACCCAGAACATGGCGGTGAACGGGAAAGAGCTTTTCTTCCGCCGGTTTGACGACATGGCGCTCGATGCTGGGATTGTGAAGTTCACCGGGACCAAGCGGATTGGCCCGTTCCTCGGCTATGACTTCAAGGGTCAGGTTGAGGTCACGCAAACGCAACCACTCTATATGACGCTGTTGTCTCTTGATTACCGCGTCTCGGTGGCAACGGACTAGGAGAACAAAAAATGGCGTGGGCAACTCTCGCAATGGCGGCGGTTTCGGCTTTCTCGGCAATCAAGCAGGGACAGGCCCAGGACGCACAAGCGCGAGCGCAAGCGCAAGCACTGGAAGTCCAGGCCGATTGGACCCGCTTCCAAGGGAGACAAAAGGCACTTGAATATAAGAAACGTGCGGCTGATGAGCTTGAGGCCACATTGATTTATCAGTCGCGCATCAACGCCCAGGCGGGTGCTGGTTTGATGGACCCATTCTCCGGCAATCCAATGGGATTGAAAATTCAGGCGTTGGATGTCGGCGCCACCAACTTTGCGATGGCGAAGGGCAATGAGCTAATCGTGCGCTCCCAGGCGAATGCACAAGCAAATATGCAGCTACATCAAGCAGCGCAAGTTAGAGAGGCTGGAAAATCCGCACGGCGTTCTGGCTTCTTCAACGCCGCCTTTGCGATGGCGCAAGGAGCATACGGCTATCATCAGGCAAAAATTCCCTCTGCGGCTACTGCCTCTACGGCTACTGCTCCTGCGGCTACTGCCTCGGCTAACCTGCCCTATACGCCCTACTACACGCCTTACGGCGGGTATCCGGGGTATTAGTCATGGCAAGACCTATGCCCAGACGTTCCCTGATTGAGGGAAGTGTCTCCCCGGCGGCGATCTCTGTCACCGTTCCAACGCGCTTTCCAGCCCTTGAGCAAGAGGCGGCGGGTTGGGGCGATCTATCAAACCGGGCGTCACAGTTTTCCAATATGCTCGGTGAGATTGCGGGGAAACGTGCGAAGGCGAAAGGTGCTGCATATGGCGCAAGGACCGCGCCAACGGCAGACCAATTGACTGCAATGAAAAATTTGGGTCAGCCAGTCACATTACAGGGTGATCCTGGTTCGTTGAACATATATGAGCAAAATGTTTACGCCGCGCAATTGGCCGTGACTGAAGATCGTTATGAGTTATTAGGCCGAAAGGCGATCAATGAACTCATTGCCCAAGGCGCCGACCCGAATGGGCCATATGCCACACCAGACAAATTCCAAAATGCTTTAGAAACGGTTGTGACGGAATATAGCGAAGTGATGTCTGCGATTAGTCCGTCCAGCGGCGCGAAGGTTGGCCATTCTCTAGGTCTACTTGCTAATTCGGCGGTGCTATCTTTTTCCAGAACCTACATGGAAAAACAGATCGACGCGGATCAAGCTGATGCTATGGCGAGCATTCCTAATTTTATAGGTGAAATTGCGACAATTGTTAGCGGCCATAACGCCGTTGGTGCGGAAGAAAGACAGGCGCTTTTGGAGGCGGGAAGATATGAAGAATTTGCGGCAGCGGCTGTAGGTGATACGCCGTCTCTTATGGATAAACTCGATGCCCTGCGTACCCGCATGGAAACTTCCCTGAGTGGTCGAGTGACCGGAACGAAATTAAAAAGTGCGCTTAACGATTTTGATAAGGTAAGTGGAGAGGTGTTAGTCAATGAAGTCGCAAATTGGGCGTTTACAACTCCGTTTCAAACAGCAGACGAGGTTTACAATCCTCATAAATGGTTGACCCAAAATAAATTGGATAAACTGCCCCCTAATATCAGGGAGATATGGGAGGGCTTGGATGGCACTCAAAGGTTTGAGGCGCTTAAACGCGTCACGAAAATAAGCGGCGATATACATCAAAGGATTAACGACGCCAGCGAACTAGCACGGAAAGCCGGAGAGGATCGCGTCGATAGTATTTTGATTGAAATGGGCGAGATAGCTAATCTTGATGAACGCGATGAGGAAGCGCTGAAAAAACTTTTCGACGAGCTAAGGGACACTCCCCAAGCCACACGGGACCAGATAAATGCTGCGCGACTTATGTTAGAGCAGCGGGAAACGGTGGCTGTCAGTCGGGCAGACGTTAAAACAAAATTAGAAAGGCTGAATGAGCTTAATCAACTCAAGCCGATTGACGTATCTCAAGCGCTGGCCGCTGGTGATTTAACGAATGAGGATGCTGGAAATTTCTATGAAGGTCTGAGACTCCAACGCGATAGACTGGTTAAGAGGGCGTTAGATTTGGCGGCGGTTGAGTTCCAGCCTGATTTTCAAACGCCAAGACGCCAACTAACCGCTGAAAAACAATTACAAAACACGCAATACAAAGAGTTTGAGCGGCGTGTAATTGAGGATAGGAAAAATTGGGAGGCCAAACTTGCAACGGCATTGCGGGAAGGGGCGGATACGCCAGAGGGGTTTTATGATCCGACTACACCTGAGTTACTTAAACAGAATATTGAGCAAGCAACGGAACGAGGACGAAACGCTATAATTATTCAGAAATATGGAACCTTAGATAGTGCTGTAAGAAGATTACAAGACGCTGAATTGATTGAAGGAACGCCAAATTTTGAAAGTCAGAAAGGGAGAGATACGGCAAGAAAAATATTTAAAAGCATTTTGGAAAATGACAAGCAACAGGAGCAACACCGAACAGCGGCGAGTATGGCGTTAGAGGCTATGAAGGACTTGAAGGAATTGAAATGGCCGACACGACCTTAGATCAAATGTTTCTCAACCGTTTTGAGATGCAAAACATATACGAGCCAGATGAAGTTGTATTTGGCGCGGAGGGCTATACACCCGTTCCCCCCGTTGCGGAAGAACCGGAACCACAGGCGGCGGAATCCAATACCCTGGACGATATGTTGGGTGTCTTGAAGGCGCTGATATTGGAAAGGTTTGGTGGAGAGGACAGCGACCCTCTGCGCGGATTGGCCACAGGGGTAAGCCGAGCGTCAAATAATATGTTTGAGGGCATCCCATTCCCTGAAGGCTTGACCCTGGAAGACGGAACGCCGGTTGATAATTTTGCGATGCTTGGTGAATGGATGAACCAAAGCACGGGTACTGATTTCCAGGTTGAGCCACCCGAGACAACAGCCGGGATGATCGTGGAGGGCGTGACCCAGGCGACGGTTGGCATCTTACCCACCTCCCGGATTCTTAAAGCAATGGGGCTGGGCCATCGTCTGGCGCGGGATATTATTGCCGGTTTTACTGGTGACTTCATCACATCCTCCGATGAGGAGGCCAAGGGCTATGTGCAGCTAATCGATACAATACCGGATGTATATGGCTGGGATGTGGCGGGTGAGATAAGCAATGTTACGAGTGAGTGGATGACGGACCCGGACGGCGAAGTGGACGAGCTAAAGGCTAGGCTTGTGGCTTCGATCCCAGGGGTTGTGCTGTCTCCCGTCCTTGATGGATTCATGGCATTGGCTAGCGTGGCCAAAGGCGCTGGTGCTTCCGCTGGCGGTAAATTCACGGCAGATGTGAAGATGCGCTTTGACAAAGCCTTAGAGGCGAAGGGCGTTAGTTCCTATCGTGAACTGCGTGATAAGGTTGACCGTGGGGAATAATTATGGCGATACCTAAATACGATGAACCAATCCCCGAAGCCGCACCGGAAACGCCTGTATTAGCCCCGGTGATGGAGCAATTGCCGGTTGACCCATCCATGGAAGAAATGGAAGCGGAAGCCTTTGGTCAAGTCATGGAGGCTGGTGATACGGCTGCTGATGGCGAAGTGCAAGTGGCGGGTTTGCTCAAGCCATCGATGTTCGGGCGAGCCAGAGAGGAGGCGCTTACACAGGATGCGCCACCGCCCAAAACCGATGATCCGGCTTCTCTTTTGACCCATACGCCAGAAGGAACAGTCCTCAGAACTGTAAACGAAAGTGAAGCGGAGAAGTTTCGCACGTTGATGGACGATCCATCGGGCGAGCCTGTCCAAACCGTGCGTCCAAATCTTGGGCATGAAAATTGGGAAGGCTACGGCTTTGGTGAAGTCAGCGATGACTGGATACGCCGCATTCATCAGGTGTTTGATGAAAGATACGCAACGCACACACAAAAGATGACGTTGGAGCAAATTGCCGCTAAAGCACAGGCAATGGGCATGGATACCGCTGTGATTGATATTCTGGAAAGGGCGCCGGGGGAAGCTATCAATTCCGCTGAAATGATGAGGGCTATTTGGGTTCGCGCCAACATTGTTGATACGCTCAATCAGGCCGCGCAAGAGGGGGGCAAGGCTTGGGAAAGGGCGTTGGCTCTTGCGGGTGCTTTTGAGATGAACTATGCCGCCGCGTTGTCGGAAACTGGCAGAACGCAAGCAGTCGTTAGTCATGCCGCTAAAGCGGGTAGGTTGGCGCCAGATGATAAACTCTCCCAATTACCAGATATTTTGGCGCGGTTTACCTCGGATGGAATTGTAAATCTTGAGGATGCCAGAGCCGCGTTTCTTTCCCTCCCCAATGACGGGGTGAAGGGGCGGTTTCTGGATAGGCTTCTTAAATGGGGAACGAAAAACACAGGACGTTTCCTCGATAATTGGGCAGAGGCTTATGTGAATGCGCTTCTATCCTCGCCTGTTACTCACGCGGTGAACCTAGCGTCGAATACAGTATTTGGTGCAATCCAGGTGCCGGAACGCGCCCTCGGTGGCGGCATTGGTTTCGTCAGAACAAACATCTTTCGTGCTGGTGGCCCGGATCGTGTGTATATGGAGGAGTCATGGAGGATGTTGGCAAGCCTGTCACGCGGTCTAACGGCTGGTGGCCGCGCTGCGTGGAGGGCTTTCGCGTATGAGGAAGGTACATTTGGGGCGGCTGGCACCAGTAAAATAGACAACCGTGTTGATAAGGCGATTTCCGCCGAGTATTGGGGGTTAAAACCAACCTCTGCTCTAGGGATGGCCCTGGACGCCTATGGCATCGCTACCCGCTTCTTGGGAAGTCGGATGCTGCTTGTCGGTGACGAGTTCCAAAAGGGCATCTTGTATCACATGGAACTGGAAGCCCTGGCACAGCGGAGAATGTTGGCCTCAATGGACGCGGGTATGGATAAAGATAAGGCCATATTAGAGGGGGCGCGGATATTATCAGAGGGTGATGCGAGGATTGTGGAGAGCGCGGAAGACTTCGCTGTTCGGGGAACATTCCAGAATGATTTGGGAAAAATTACGGGGTGGATGCAGGGCGCGTTTTCACATCCCTTGATGAAAATATTTGTTCCGTTCTTCAAAACACCGATGAACATTATGGCGGAAACGCTCAAGCGTTCACCGTTGGCGGTGGTTCCGGGAACAGGATTTTGGACTGAGTTAGCTGCTGGCGGTGCGCGGTCTGATATGGCGATGTCTAAGTTTATGATGGGGTCCGGGTTATTTGCTGGGACGGCCTATCTGGCCACCGGACAAGCGGTAGACGGGTTTAAGATCACCGGAGCAGGGCCACAGGACAAGGGAGTTCGGGACGCCTGGGAGCGCCTTGGATTGCAACCTTATTCCTTCGCCATCCGTCAAGAGAACGGAAGCTGGAAATCCTATCAGTATGGTCGCCTTGCGCCGATTGCGGGTGTTCTTGCAATGGCAGCGGATTATGCGGAATACGCGCAATACTCAATGGATGATGGCATTGATCTTGATGAGCTTATGTTGGGCGCTGGCATCTCGCTTTGGGAGCAGATGTCCCAAACACCGATGCTGCAAGGGTTGTTTGAAATTCAGGAGTTGATTGGAGGGGAATTTGAAAACAACGAGGAGCGTCTTGAGAGGGCTATAGAGCTTCTCGCAAAACAAGCCGGTAGCGCGGCCTTATCATCGGCGCCTGGGCCAATCGCTTTAGGGGGATTGGGTGTGGCTGGCGGTGGCTCTGCGCTGGCAACAGTCGAGCGTGTGATGAATCCCTTTGCAAGCAACATCAAGGTATCGACGGAGCAATGGGCTGACAAACATCGGCTAGATCCTCTCTATAAAGGTTGGTACGAAGCGTTGAATAAGCACAAAAGCCGTAATCCTCTTTATTCAAGTGACGTTCCACAAAAGCTCAACTTGTGGGGCGAAACAATGAAACAATGCGAGGATGGATTGTGGTGCTTCATCTCCCCAGTGCGAACCAGGGATACGAAGTTTAATATAGTCGATGCTGAAATGGTGAGCTTGGGCTTTGGCTTGCGTATGCCACGACAAACCCAAAGAGGCGTTAAGTTATCCTCTGAGCAATACAATGAAATGATTATTGGGATAAACGCATTTGGGGCGCAGTCGATGATTGAAGAAATGAGCGAGCATATTCAATCGCGCTATTACCAAGGTTTGGAGATTGGTGAGAAGGTTAAGGAACTGGAAGCTATTTTGGCGTCTCGGAAAGAAGATGTTCTTGAGGCTATGTTCGCTAATGATGCCAACGGGCTTCGTTGGAAAAATAAGGTTAATATGTGGCGCGAGGAGGTGGGCAGCGATCTAAGACAAAGGCCAGACTTCTTGAGCCAATGGCGATAATTTTTTTGACCAATGACGTACAATGACAATGGGACTACATAGGAAATAGGACAATGGCGATTACGGTAAATGCAGTCCATCGGAGGGTGCAGTACACATCTACGGGAAGTCTGGGGCCATACTCATTTGCCTTCAAAGTTTTGGCGAGTGCCGATATTAAGGTCTATGTCGGTTCTACACTGAAGACTGTCACCAGCCATTATACGACTAGCCTCAATGCCGATGGGACGGGCAGTGTGACCTTCACGAGCGGCAATGCGCCAGCAAGCTCGACCATTGTCACCATCGAAAGCAATCAGGCCATCGAACGCACCTCCGACTATACGACAGGCGGTGACTTCAATGCGACGAGCATCAACGATGACCTCGATAGACTGGCGATCAACGATCAACAAATCGAAACGCTGTTGTCGCGCAACGTGCAACTTGCTTCGACAGTCAACCGGACGACGAGCGGCACAGGAACGTCTGGCCCTCTGTACTTCCCCTATGCCGATTCTGCGAGTGACAATGCCTCAAAACTAATTGCGTTTGACAGCGCTGGAACTGCTCTGGAAACCACCACGGGTAAGGTTAGCACCGTCAGTGTTTCCAACGTCGCCAACACGTCGGCAGGTGCCGCCGGGACAGCAACCGCTTCGTTCACCGTGGGGACAGGCGCGTTGGCCCTGGGTATTCCGGTAGGCCAGCGTGGTATCGCTGGTCTCGACTACACGTTTTCGACTACGACGACTGATGCCGATCCTGGAAGCGGCAACCTACGTCTCAACAATGGAACATTAAGTAGCGTCAGCGCGATCTACATGGATGACGCAGATGCGAACGCGGCAGATGTCTCTGCTTATCTGCTGACATGGGATGACAGCACCAGCACTTCGGCGCGAGGCCATATCAAGATCACTAAGAAAGATGCTCCGGCCAATTACGCTATCTATCTCGTCAACGGCGCAAGCACGGATGCCTCGGGCTATGTGAAACACGCCGTCTCGCATGTAGCTTCCAACGGTAGCATCGGAGACACAAACCCAATCGCTGTTGAGTTCTTCCGCTCGGGAAATATTGGCGCCACCGGCTCAACCGGATCGAC